CGGGGCATCGGCACGGGTGCAGAGCTGCCGTGTAAGTCCCCATCTACGGCCTTGTAGAGCAACACATCTGCCGTAAGCTGATTGCAGCTTTCCTGGTCTTATGAAGAAAGGCGGAAAAGGCAGCAAGGGCGGCAAAGGCGGCAAGAAGGGGTACTGATGGCACGCCCTGGCTTGTACTTGAATATTCACCGAAAGAAACGCCGCATTGCTGCGGGCAGCGGTGAAAAGATGCGCCGCCCAGGCAGCAAAGGTGCGCCTACTGACAAGGCATTCCGTGACAGCAAGCGCACCGCAAAGAAGGCCTAAGTCTGTTTCTTTGGCTTTAAGCTTTCGAGCGCATGGAACACCAGCTGGATGACGCTGTTGTCCTTCAGCTTTGACATGCCGATGATTTCACTGGCAGCAGTGACGACAATCCAGAACCAGGGCTCAGCGAGGAAACTCATTTGGCTTGGTTGCAAGAGCAACCCCAGCTTCGCTAGCAAGCCAATCGCTGACAACGCACTGCTGAATCCAGGCAGAGACAAGGATCTCTGACAGCTCTGTCAATTCATCCCACTCGCCAGCCTCGTAAAGCTCCTGGATTTTGCGCAGCGTTATTTCTTTGCGCAGCTCCAGCTCCATCGAGGTTTGAATTTGCTGCACAGGCACGAAGCCGGCTGCCCTTGTTATGGAGTGGTTTCTGCAAGTCGGCAACCGTAGTATTTAGCCATCTGCACGCAATCCATGGCTGAGCAGCACGAAGATTCGGATCAACATGGTTGGCTTGCGGACTTTGTCCGACTGATTGTTTTGGCCTGGGCATTGGTTTGCCTGAGCATGAGCTACCTCGGCCAGTTCAAGGCCATGGACCCCACGTTTTCTGCCTCTCTGCTGACAGCTGTTCTCTCGCAGTACGGCGTGGCCGTTGGCAAGAATGGCAATAAGAAAAAAGAGGAGCCTAAATTAGGTTCGACCACTACAACATCGACGACCAAATGAAACGGATCGCACTTGTAGTAGGCATCACATTGGCGACCGCAACGCCAGCCGCAGCAGACATTGCGCACCGCATCACCTCATCGGTGGCACTCACTGTTGACGCTGCGGCCAGTAACGCAACGCGAGTGCCGAGCATCTACGCAGTGAGCGGATCCAACGTCACCCCAAAAGTTGGGGATGCGACAGGCGCCATCGGTGGATTGGGTGCGCTGTCTTCTGGCACAGCTGTTGGCTACAGCCCCACAGAGGCCACCATCACCACTGCTGGTGACGCCTTCTCGTTCAGCGAATCGTTTATTGAAGGCGACGACGTTGGCACTTCAACGTCAGTTAGCTCTGGCGTGGCGGCCAGCCTCCCGGCCTGGGGCAACACGGTTACTTCGTCGGGCGGTGTGGCTGGGTCTCTTGCGGGCTCAGTGGCCAGTGACCATGCGCTGTCCATCACGGCAGGCGGGGCCGGCACCACGGCCCAGGCGCAGACCTCTGTTTCTTTGGAGTTGCAGTAGTGAGACTGCTGCTAGTTCTGCTGCTGTTGTTGGCAGGGCCAGCCAATGCGGTGCCCATCGTGCCGTCGTTCCAGTCAGGAACTTTGAAGTCAACGACCACGACCAAGACAAAGCTGATTGAAACCATCAACAGCTACGAGTACGCCACGGGGTACGAATGGGCTGTCGGAGGAACGAACGTGAGGCCCAATGGCGGCCTGTCGTTTAACGGCAACACCAACAGCCAGACCATCAACGGCGTGACCAGCGGACGAAGCCAGCTCAACTTGGCCAACAAACCCAACTTTTCAATCGTCGACGAGGGTGCGCCCTTCGATTACTTCGAGCGGTACTACGGCCCTGGCCTGTCGAACCACACCCACATCATCCGCGAGACAGACAGCGAGACGATCACAGACAGCCTGTCGATCTTTACCCAATGAAGCGGGCAGCACTGTTGCTGGCGTTGTGTTGCTCGCCGGCTCATGCGCAGATGTCATCGACCGCAGCGCCAGTGGCTAACAGCTCAGGGTCGGTTACTAATCAGGCAGTGCAAGTCGTGCCCAGCTCGACGATGCGATACAACTTTGCGGCCGGCACGAACTGCCCGACGACAACACTGACAATCAATCCGTTTGTGTCGTCGACATACGGCTTTGCGACCCCATACGAGGCGTACTACGACGACCCGGTTTATTCGGATCTTGATCTCGTAGGCGACTTTGACCCCGAAGGCAATCCAATACCGGACGGCCAGGTCGATGAGCCAGGCAAGATCTTGTATTACAAGCCCGTCAGGACTGGCCAGAAAAACAACACGTCGTTAAACGCGGGCATCACGGCACAGATCACAATCCCCCTCGACCGCAGGGCCCAGCGGCTGTGCCTGCAAGCGGCTGAAAAGCAGATCAAATTGATGCAGATGAACCTTGAGGCACAGAGGTTGAACTACGAACTCAAGAGACAAAAGCAATGCGGGCTGCAAAAACAATCTGGCATTACCTTTGCGCCGTGGAGTCCGTTTGTAGACATCTGCAAGGACATTGTCGTGGCGCCTGCCCCTGTTGAGCAGCACACCCACAAGCTCATGACTTCAGACGACGCAAAGCCATAAGAGCACGGTTGCGATCACGCTGGGCCAAGCGGCGTTCTCGCAAACTCTCTGGTTTTGCCGAACGACGCTTGAGGATTTTCTTCAAAATCTTTTTGACGACTGGTTTCACGAGTTTCAGCAAGATGTCACCCAACGGTTTCGCAAACACCGCTGCCGTGGTGGCGATTGCTGCGACGGAGGCAGTCGTTAAAACGACAGGAAGGCCCGGCAGGTAGTTGCCAATCACTTCCGGCAATGGCAACGGCTCAAGAATCGCAACGCATTTGCCGTCGACTATTTCGTACCCCGTGACGATTGCAGTTTGAGATTTATTCTTCGATCCTGTAGGGATCATGTCGGCCGCAGGGCATGGCAGATCTGTGGCTACATTTGAGATGGGTTGCACCCCTTGAGAAGAGGGACTGGTCGGCTGGTTGCCAAGGTCAGCCGACTTTTTTTGGGGGTTAATTCTTGGAGGCTTTGCCTTGGTGTACGTCAGCGTGCCAGGAGTAAATGTCAGTGGGGTGTAAGACGGCATGGTGCCGTCACACAGCACGACATTGCCGCGGGGATCCTCTCCGTAGACAACAGGATCGCCAGCTGCATCGCGGCGAGATTCGACACACCCCGGCACTTCAACAACCGGGAAGCCGACAGGTGCAGTGACAGGGGGATGAGCAGGTAGTACCGGGGGAAGCACTACCCGCGCATCAGGAATCTGCCGGATCCCTATGTCCCTGATACCTATGTCAGGTATGTCCTGCAAATCAAGGTTTGAAGGACGGGATAGCAGGGCCAGTCACATCAGGCATGGGTGGCATGACTGTGTGCATGTCCGCAACCTTTTCCAGCATCTGAGATTTCATGCTGCTGAGTGTTGCCGGCAAGCTCTTAAAAAAGACCAAGCCGACCACCGTGTTTGTGCAAGCAAGCGCAAACCCGACGCACCCAATGACGTTGACGAAACGCTGCATCAGAACTTCCACATCAGGCCTTTTTTGAAGTTGGTGGCCAAGTCACCTTCTCCAGTGATGCCTGACAGCTCCCCGTACACAGACAGGCTTCCGTCAGCAGTGATGTCCAGCGAGCCGTAGATCTTGCCGCTCAGTTCAGTCTCGCTTTCTGCTCCATCGACTTGGATAAAAGCAGGGCCGAGCTGACCACCAGCACTCCAACCATCTCCGGCATAAGAATACCCAGCGTGAGCCTCGATCGAACGCCCAACAAAGTCCGTGCCAACGCTTGAGCTATTGATTTCCGGATTCACATAAAAATTGCCCCCGGCATAAGCAGCAGGGGACAGTGCGATAGCAGCGGCAAATGCGGTAAGTGCTTTCATGGAAAGAGGAGCTAAACGCGCCAACCTTACTCAAAGCTCTACACTGCCGCAGAGGTCTCGCCAATAGGTTTGGCGATCGGCACAGCAATAACTACCAAGGCACACCCGTGCCAGTGGTTGGGGTGGCCTGCTCCGTCAAGCGTGCCTCCAGGGCAGCGTTGACTTCCGCAACCTTGTCTTCGCCCAAGGCGGCTTTGACCCAGCCCACGACTGTGGCTTCATCAAGGTCGGCATACGCAGTAGTTACGTCGCCTTCAAGGGCAAGCTCGCCGTAGGCGTTGGCGGCATACACCTCGTCGTCCGACCGTGCATCAACGCCGTAATGCACAGAGTCGACGCGGCCGGTGCTAAGTGTGCGGGAAAGCGTGTTTACTTTCCAGGTGATGGTGGGCATAAGAAGAAAGCAATGAGGTCAGAGTAATTAACAAGCCATTAGCACACAAGGCACACAATAGCTGCCATCAGCATAGGTACAGGTCACATTGGTACTTGTCACCTTGGCAATGGTTTTTGAACGCACGATGTCATCATCTTGTGGTTTAGCCGTGCCATCACCAGCGGACATCAGAAGATCACCACGAGCAACAGTTGTGCCCTGAGCAATACGAATAATAAAATCACCCGTCATTGCACAGTAGAAGTCATTGGTGTAGACCTCATCACTATCGTCCCAACTTTGGAACACACCTGCAACATTTGGATCACCTTCAACCTCACTAACCTTCATTCGGTTAAGTTGTTCGTTGTCCTCGTCTCCCCACTCACACATCTCGTCGATGTTGCTAAGGACAGTTCCACGAAGAATTGTGATTCGTTCTGCATTGCCAGGAAGCTGCGACCAACGTGTCAGGTGACCACCGTTGTAAGAAATAGTAGAACCGCTAACAGCAATATCTCCTTCAGTAGTTCCACCCTGTTTAAAACTAATAAGCGTGCCATCGGCGACAACTCTGTTAATAGTTAGAGCTTCCTGTCCGCCGCTAACAGTGGACATAGTGACGTTGCCCAAATTATCAATCCTCATCCGCTCGGTTGGGGTTTGATTATTTGTTGCAGTAGTAGCGAAGATTAGCCGTCCTGGATAACTATTAGTGCCAGCGGCACCATCGGCTTCGCATTCAATAGTGCCAAAAACTCCACCTCCGTTCTCACTAAAACTGATATGTCCAAGAGCTTCGCCAGCTGAAATATGACCGTCATGCTCACCCCGCCGCAGCAACAAGGATCCACCATTCAAAGAATTAGCTGCATCTCCTTGAATTTGTAAAAAACTATTTCCAACACTACTGGACGCTCCAACCAACAACCGCCGCGAGCTGTCGATCCTGAGCGCTTCACTGCCATTAGCGCCCACACGCAGCGTATTTTCGTTGTGGTTGTATGCAATAAAACCGCTATAACTTGCCGAGCCAGTGCCATCACCAAAGTAAAGATTAGAGTAACTGCTAGTCCCAGCCTTGATAAGAATACCTGTATGAGTGTTACTTCCTACGACAAGATTTCTCGCGCCGCTGTCATAGCTGCTTGGAGATGATTCGCCAATCCCGACATTGCCCGAGCTGTCGATTCTCATCCGCTCAGCTGCGGACGTAGCAAACAACATCGCATCGGCAGAATGGTTGTACTGGACATAACCTCTATAAACGTCAGTACCTGTAGCA